TATCCTCGTTGATCCAATCGGACACCGAAGGATCGCCCACACCCTGGGCAAGGATGCTGGTGATAGGCGCTGCATTGGGATACAGACGCTCATATTCGTCCTTGGTAATGTCCTGCGTGATCAAGCACCACTGGGCATCAGCGCCACAAGGGTCTTGGATCATTGGATCCATGTAGACCGAGAAGCTGTTACGGATACGACCAATCTTGATGTCCTGATCAAAGGACATTTCATCGATGTATTCGGTCAATACCCGGATGTAGCCCTCACCATAGGTTACCTGGTTCTCGCAGGCGGTGTCATAGGCCACATCGGCATCACTGATGTACTCAATGTGCCGGACGATACCGTTCAGAATCTCCGCCACTTCCAGGTCAGCTTGGTCGTTAGCAGGGATGACCTTGCCCGAGGGGCGATGCTGACGCTGGTCGTTGGTGACCTGACGAACGTGTTGAGGAAGCTTGTTGATGGTCAAACAGGGACGGGCGTTGATGGTCTGCCCTTGGACAGCACCACGGGTCTGCAATACGTCAGCAGGCCACTGCCACTGGTTGTCAGGTGAGCCGGCGTAGAAGCGCAGGTCGTCTACCTCATCCTCCCGGCTTTCCGAGAACGCAGCCACCGCCATTTGCAGGCGATGACGCATGGTAGAGAGCGTATCTTCGCTACTCTGCTTTTCTTTGCCCCCGTTGGAGACTCTGCCTGCCGTCTGAATGCCTGTTTGATCAGCCATGGTCACTTCTTCTTGGGTTTGGGGGCGGCTTTCTTGCCTTCAGCCTTGCGTTTAATAGCGTAAGCCTCGGCTACGGCCTGCTTTTGGGGCTTACCAGCAGCAATCTCAGCCTTCACGTTCTCACGAAACGCCTTTTTCGAGCCTGATTTGATCAACGGCATGCGCATTTCCTCGATTTCGCAGGTTTTTTGGCCGTTTTGGCGCTTTCTTTAAACGCTTTGTCGCTAGGAGCGCCCTTGGTTCCAGGTTTACGCATCTTTTCGCCAGATCCGGCCTTAATGCGTTCACGTTTTGCGTTGATATTAGCGTACAGACCCGGCTTAGCCATTTTTGCTTACATCCCCTGCTGCTCGTTCAAGCGTGATGCCCAACACATACGGTGTTTTGTTGTGAATCTCGGACAATGCTTGCCGAAGACTCTTAATCTCGTTGCCGGAATCGGCCTTGCCTTCCAATTCCTTGATCCGTTCTTCCATCTTTTCAGCGGAAGCAAACAGTTCGGCACTCTTGGGCATCGCTCTAGCCCATGCCCGCAAGGCTGTCAGATTAGGGGTTACGCATACTGCATCTGGCATATCAGCACTTCCACCGTTTACGGGCTTGTCTCAGCCGGCTGTTAGGGTCTTTGGCCGCTTCAGGGTGCTGTTTCATCTGCCCTGCCGACCTTGCACAATAGGATTTACGGCGTTCAGCCCGCTTTCCGGTAGGGTTGTCCTCGGTGACGGCGGTCTGGAGCTTGGAACCAGGGTTAGCCCGCTTGTAGGCTTCCACCCCTTTCTTGGTCATGCCAGCGCCTTCCTTGGTCGGACGGTAGTTGGCACCTTTACCCTTGGTGGTCTTGGGGATCGGCTTGTCGTGTTTTTTAGTTGCCATCAAGCACCCATCCAGTTCGTTGTCATGCTACCTGCACCACGGCCTGATGATACCGTGCGCCTTGCCACCACGTCTTTAGATCGACGCCCTGCTACCGGAAATGCAAACGTGACGGCCAATGCGTCCGCTGCGTCAGGAGACGCCAACCCTCGGGCTTTCATCTCCTTCTTGCCTTCTAAGTAGATGGTACCAGCCGAATTCGGCTTTTCCATCGGGCCGGTCAAATCGGCCTTCAATTGCTTGTCTGCTGGAATACTAGCAGACCTTAGCCATTCCCGCATCTGACCCCACATTTCTGCCCTTTTATTCCCCCAACTGACCTGATTCTTGGCCTTCCAGCCAAAGTTGACCCCCCTGACCTTGTACCGCTGTTCATTCAAACGATCCAAAATCCCGTACCCAAGGCCACCTTCATCTATAACAGTCAGCGCAGGCTTCCATTCCTCTATAGCATCAATCACCCGACCCACAATGGTCATGGTGTCCTCACCCTGGTATCTGAGCAACTTCACCAGATCCCGGCCTTTTCGGATGGCTATAACCGTCTTATCAAGACCTCCGCGAGCAGGGTCAACACCGATAACGATAGGAGCATCAGGATCATTCCATGCAGGTCGCTTGGCTGCTTCATCGACGAGTACTGGGCTGATAAACTGACCATCGCCAGCAGCAGGGAACTCACCATAAACCTCAACCCTCGCTTCTCGGGAGTCCTCGCCATACTCTTCTATGATCTGCTGGTAGGTGTTCTTGTCCGTCCCTTCTACGGTACGGGCATCTACCTGCCGACCAACCCAAAAGTCCCGCTTACTGTTGAAGCACTCAAAGAAATAGCCCTGATTGCGGCGAGGGTTGGAAAAGGCCATCCAGTAGCGGTCAAGGATGTTCTCCGTAAAGAACCCCGCTGCTACCGACCAGATACTATCCGGTATACCAGACGCCTCATCAAATATGACCATCATGCCATCATGGTTGTGCGCTCCGGCATACCCGTCCGGGTTTTCTTCCGACCAGAGCTTGCCGTCAGCCGACCAGTAGCGAGTACCCTTCTTCAGATCCCGCTCCACCAGTTCGCAGATCCATTGGGCAGGCATCAAGCGGGTAGCCGAAATCTCCCACCAATGGCTGTTGATCAGCATAGCCGTCCACTTGTTCAGTTCACCCCAGGTTACCTGCCGCAACTGAGCTTCGGAGTTGGCCGACACAATGACGGATGCCCCTATACGGGTAGACATCATCCACAGGATCAACCAGCTAACCAAAGCAGACTTGCCTATCCCCCGGCCTGACGACACGGCAGACCGAAAGGTATTCATGTCCACCTTGCCCTGGTTGTTCCTTATATGGGCAGCAATGTCCTTCAAGACCTCCCGTTGCCACTTCCTCGGCCCCTTGTACCTCTCCAACGGGGTGTTGATCTGCCCCCAAGGGAAGGCCAACAGGACAAATGCCTCGGGATCATCTTTGATGGCAGGCGACCAAAGGGTGGTCATCAGTTTCTGTTCGTCAACGGCGCTGTAGCGGGGCTTTTGCATTATTCATCCACCTCTTGAGATTCACCCTCTATATAGTGGTCAAGCCGTTGTTGGGCCTGCTCAAGGGCTTGGGTAATCGATATGTTGGTGGTGATTTCCACCTGGGTCTTTTCCTGCCAGCCAGCACGGGTCTTCAGCCAGAACATCATGGCCTTTACATCCCCATCCACCCCAGCTTGGAACAGGGTCTTCGCCATTTGCAGGTTCTTGTCGGTCAGGCTTTTGGCAAGGATGTCGCCGTAATGCTTCTTCAGCGTCACCTCAGCAATGCCGATGTAGACAGCAATGTCCTTCTCGGGGGTGCCTATGGACGCCAACGCTTCTACCTTGGCGGCATCCTCATCCGTAGGGATGTACGGAGGTAGACGGGTAGGAAGCTTCTTGGGAGCCTTCTTGGTAGCCGGTCTTGCCTTGTAGCCATCCAGCCCAAGACCTTCAAGGGAAATGGTCTTCATGCTTGCCCCTCACATGGTTCCACAGGAAGTACATCGTCAGGACTATCCCCACCGACACCACCAGTATCGTCAGCACCACGGCGTCTAGCACCTTGATTAAGCTGCTTTGAAATCTCAAAGAGAGCCATTCGTTCTTTGATGTCATCCCACGATCCAATAGCAAAATACTTGGGATTGATCCAATAGATGGGGGCCGTCTCTCCAGGCATCTTCCAAAGTATCTCATCACGCATCAACTCTGAAATGTAGTTATAGACCGTCTTGATGTTCAAATTGGTCTTCTTGGCAATCCTGTCACGCTGATCCCTTCTCAGCACAATCTCGCCATCCCTGCCAGCCAAGGTCAGCAGATAAAAGAACACGGCAGACTTACCAGGAAGCAGATCACCCAAAACCCCTGCCGCCTCAAAGTAAAACTTCCCATACGAAGGCTCCTTCTTCCCCCCTACCCCATCCTTATAAATAGACGTCAACACTATCCCCGTATCCTCATGGATCACATGAAGCGTCTTATTTGAATCAAGCTTATATACATAACCCATTGCTAAACACCCATCCCGCTAGGCACTTTAGACAACAGTATACCGTAATTCGTCTAATAGATTCCTGCCATTTAGGAACGGATACTAAGCAAAGGAGAAAAAAACAGTACAAATAATGATCAATGTGTACAAACGTATCAAGCAATATCAACAACTTACAAGAAACCTATTTAACATAATCTTGAAGTTGGACTATCTATTATCTACCTCTTGTCTTCTAGCAATGAACTAGCAAAGACAAACAGAAGACAGCCAGCAATTAACTGGATGCCACTTTTTTTATCAAAAAAATTTTGTCTGGGGGGTGGACAAGTACAAGTACCATCCCGCTCTGGCCCACTCCCCTCCCCCTCGACGGCCTTGTTATGCGCCTGTGAGCCCAGGTACCTGCCGCCTGCCGCCTGCGTGAGGAACGGGATGCCGCCTACTGTCGACTATTTATATATAGGTGGGAGCGTCCTAGTGACGATTGCCATTGCCGATTGCACAGAGGAAGGCTGTGTGCCGGACAAGCCCCTTTTCCGCTTTCCTAAAACCCCTTTCCCGTTTCCCTTGTTGTCGTGCAATGCCGTGTCTCTTTTGCTGAAACGAAAGAAAGAGCGTCCTATTGTCT